CCAGTTTTACGTTGGATGATGGATAACATTCATGTTCGAACGGATCCAGCTGGAAACATTAAACCTGACAAGGAAAAATCAACGGAAAAGATTGATGGTGCGGTGGCAACAATTATGGCACTCGACCGAGCGATAAGAAGAAGCGGAACAAGTGATTCCGTTTATGATGATAGAGGATTGATTGTGTTCTAACGTTGAGGAGGTGATGTTCATATGCGGTGGTTTACAAATTTATTTAAAGCAAGAGATAAACCACAAAACTATTCATTTGGGAGCAATTATAGTTTCTTCTTTGGAAATTCTAGTAGTGGAAAATCCGTTAATGAATTTACAGCAATGCAAATGACTGCAGTATATTCGTGTGTACGCATATTAGCTGAAGCGGTAGCTGGTTTACCACTGCACTTATATAAGTACACAGATACAGGCGGCAAGGAAAAAGCAATATCCCATACCTTATATTTTTTACTTCATGACGAACCAAATCCTGAGATGAGTTCATTTGTGTTTAGGGAAACATTAATGACTCATCTTTTATTATGGGGAAATGCGTATGCTCAGATCATTCGCAATGGAAAAGGGGAGGTTATTGCACTTTATCCACTTATGCCAAATAAAATGTCAGTCGAAAGAGATACGAGAGGTAATCTGTATTATTTATACACAAAAACATTTGAGGAAATGAATGGGTCAGAGAAGACAACTGTTGCATTAAAAGCTGAAGATGTACTTCATATACCCGGACTTGGTTTTGATGGTTTAGTTGGATATTCACCAATTGCGATGGCTAAAAATGCAGTGGGTCTAGCAATGGCAACTGAGGAATATGGTGCAAAGTTTTTTGCTAATGGAGCGGCACCAGGTGGTGTCTTAGAACATCCGGGAACTATCAAGGACCCCCAAAGAGTAAAGGATAGTTGGAATAAAGCTTATCAAGGTTCAAGTAATGCCCATCGAGTTGCTGTATTAGAAGAAGGGATGAAGTATCAACAAATCGCAATTGCACCCGATCAAGCACAATTTCTTGAAACAAGAAAATTTCAGATTAACGAGATTGCTCGAATTTTCCGAGTGCCACCTCACATGGTAGGTGACTTGGAAAAGTCGAGCTTTTCTAATATAGAGCAACAATCGTTAGAATTCGTTAAATACACACTTGATCCATGGGTTATTCGGTGGGAACAAGCAATTAGTCGTTCACTATTTACTAAAAGTGAAAAGAAAGCGTACTTTGTGAAATTTAATGTGGATGGATTGCTTAGAGGTGATTATGCTTCACGAATGAGTGGCTATGCAACAGCAAGGCAAAATGGCTGGATGAGTGCTAATGACATTCGTGAACTTGAGAATTTAGACCGGATACCGGATGAACTTGGGGGAGATTTATATTTAATCAATGGGAATATGACGAAACTCCAAGACGCAGGTGTGTTTGCAAAGAAATATGAAAAGGAGGAAACCGAAGATGAAGAAGTTTTGGAACTGGACAAAGAATAATGAAACTGACAAACGAACCCTTCATTTATATGGGGCAATAGCAGAGGAGAGTTGGTTTGATGATGAAGTCACACCATCTGCCTTTAGGGAAGAACTCGTGCAAGGCAAAGGCGATATTGAAGTTTGGATTAATTCGCCAGGGGGTGATTGTATTGCAGCTGCGCAAATTTACAACATGTTGATGGAATATCCAGGTGATGTCACTGTCAAAATTGATGGGATTGCCGCATCGGCAGCATCTGTGATTGCGATGGCAGGCACTGAAATTCAAATGTCACCAACGTCCCTAATGATGATTCATAATCCATTTACTGTCGCAATTGGTGATAGTGAAGAAATGAAAAAGACGGTGCATATGCTTGACGAAGTAAAAGAAAGCATTATTAACGCATATGAAATTAAAACAAGTTTATCAAGAAATAAACTATCCGAATTAATGGATGCTGAAACGTGGCTTAATGCACATAAAGCAATTGAACTCGGATTTGCGGATGCCATTATGTTCGCAAATGGTAAAGATGAAAACCAACCTGAGAACAGCTTTGTTTTTAGTAGACGAGCAGTAACAAATTCATTAATAAACAAGATACAAAAACCACAAAAAGGTCAATCGGTTGATCCGCTTTATGAGCGGCTTAATTTATTGAAATATTAGGAGGAAACCAATATGAATAAAATTTTAGAATTACGTGAGAAAAGAGCAAAAGCATGGGAGGCTGCTAAAACTTTTTTAGATACTAAACGTGGAAGTGATGGTTTGGTATCGGCTGAAGATGCACAGATGTATGATCGTATGGAAGAGGATATTATGAATTTAGGCAAAGAAATTCAACGATTAGAACGGCAAGAGGCTTTAGATGCAGAATTAAATCGTCCAATAAATACACCTATCATTGGAAATCCATCTGTTCCAGGAATGGAAACAAAGAGTGGACGAGCTTCTGAAGGTTATACAAAGGCATTCTGGAATGCGATGAGAAGTAAAAATCCAACACAAGAAATTATGAACTCACTATCAGTGGGAACAGATTCAGAAGGAGGATTTTTAGTTCCCGATGAATTCGAGCGTACACTTGTACAGTCATTAGAAGAAGAGAACGTATTCCGAAAACTTGCTAAGATTGTAAAAACGTCCAGTGGCGATCGTAAAATTCCAGTTGTCACTACTAAAGGTTCAGCGGCATGGTTGGATGAAGGAGAAGAATTTGAAGAAAGCGATTCAGTGTTTGGACAGACTTCAATCAGTGCTTATAAGTTAGGTACAATGATTAAAGTTTCGGATGAATTATTGAACGATAGTGTATTTAATTTAGAGAATTACATTTCAACTGAATTTGCTCGAAGAATTGGAGCAAAAGAAGAAGAAGCGTTTCTTGTCGGTGATGGAGCAGGAAAGCCGACTGGAGTGTTTCATGATACTGGTGGTGCAGAATTAGGAGTTACTGCCACATCAGCAACAGCTATTACTGCAGATGAAATTATTGACTTAGTTTACTCTTTAAAAGCACCATATCGTAAAAATGCTGTATTCATTATGAATGATGCAACAATAAAAGCAATTCGAAAATTAAAAGATGGTCAAGGTCAGTACTTATGGCAACCATCACTAACTGCCGGTACACCAGATACGTTATTGAATCGTCCAGTATTCACTTCAGCTTATGCACCGACTATTGAAACGAAAGCAAAGTCTATTGCCTTTGGTGATTTCGGATATTATTGGATTGCAGACAGACAAGGTCGTTCATTCAAGCGTTTAAACGAACTTTTTGCAACAACAGGGCAAGTTGGTTTCCTAGCAAGTCAACGTGTCGATGGAAAGTTGATTTTGCCAGAAGCAATTAAAGTCTTACAACAAAAATAAATAAAGGAGTAGAATGCGATGGGGTATAACGCTAAGAATTATACGGAACAAGGCGGAGAAAAAACGGTGATTGGCGGGGAACTTGTTATTGAAGAAGGGGCGAAGGTCACTGGCCTTCCTTCTTCTTCAAATGAAAAAATGGCAAATCAATCGGATAGTACAGCAGAAACAATAGAAGACTTAGTTGCGGATTTTAATGCATTACTATCGAAATTAAAAACATCTGGTTATATGTCAGAAGAATAAAGGTGGCGAAAGTGATGACATTACTAGAAAAAGTAAAGGCTAATTTAATACTCCAACATGATAAAGATGATGCTTTAATAGAAATGTACATCACTGCCGCCATTTCTTATGCAGAGAGTTATCAACATATTAAAGAAGGCACATATTTAGATGAGAATATGCCCGCGACAACGGAACAAGCGGTTATCATGTTGGCATCACACTTTTACGAAAGTCGAGATGGCAGTACAGGTGGATTTTTCGCAGATAGCGCACTTGCTGGAGAGCAAGTTTGGAAAACAGTCAACCTTTTATTAAGGCTAGATAGAGATTGGAAGGTATAGCGTATGAGTTTTGGTAAAATGCGTACATTTATCGATATCGTAACACGTGAAATTGTAAAAGATGAAGAGTCTTTCAGTGAAGAAACCGATAGAATCCTAGCATCTGTGACAGCATACAAAGAAGAACGCTTTGGTAGTAAGACTTGGGCAAATAGGGCAGCCTTTTCTGAAGCGAATGCGTTATTTCGTTTTAGAAACATTCCCGATTTAACCATTAAACCGAAAATGTTTATTGTATGTGATGATGGGCGATATGAAGTAGTAAGCGTTGATAATGTGAAAAATAGAAATATGTATATCGAGGTTTTAACAAAAAAGGTGGTGGCATCAGATGGCTAAAGTTAATATTAAAATGCCAGAAGAATTCTTGATGAAGATTTCAAGATTGGGAAGTAAAACAGATGAAATCGTTCCGAGGGTTCTTGAAGCAGGTGGAGAAATTGTATTAGATAAAATGAAGTCTAATTTAAGCTCGGTTATTGGGAAGGACACAAAACTTCCGAGTAGATCAACTGGTGAGTTGGTATCTGCATTAGGAGTATCACCTGCCTTAGTTGACCGAAGAGGAAATCATAATGTTAAAGTAGGGTTTAATGAACCACGTAAAGATGGGGTTAGCAACGCTAAATTAGCTAATATAATCGAATACGGAAAATCGGGTCAACCTGCAAAGCCATTTTTAAAACCAGCAAGAAGAACATCAAGGCAACCTTGTATGGATGCGATGATTAAAAAATTGGAAGAAGAAGTGGAAAGCATATGAATGTATTAGCCGAAGTAACTCAAATTGCGGAACAATGTGGTATTCCAGTTGAAACAGGTATCTTTTCAGATACTGCTCCTGATTTATACATTGTAATCACACCAATCGTTGATATGTTTGAATTACATGCAGATAATATTCCAAAGTATGATGTACAAGAAGTTAGGGTTTCGTTGTTTTCAAAAAAGAATTATACATCAAT